CCTAGTACAACTCAACCTAGTACAACTCAACCTAGTACAACTCAACCTAGTACAACTCAACCTAGTACAACTCAACCTAGTACAACTCAACCTAGTACAGGAACAACTCAACCTAGTACAACTCAACTTAGTACAGGAACCAGAGTAAAACCTCAAACACCTGTAGTAGGTGGTACCAACTTGGGTGCAGCATCTGGTGATAGTGGATCTGCAAGATATTCAGGACGTGGACCGAGAGCTCCTTTGGCCGTACCAATAACACCGTTCCTTGAGAGTGATATTTCTAGACAAGGTATATCAATTATATCTGGATTTGGTGAAAGATTTGGTAGAATGCATAAAGGATATGATTTACCTGCAGCTGAGGGAACTCCACTTCATGCATATTTACCAGGTGTTATTACAAGAAATATGTCCAACGTAAATGGATATGGAAATCTTATTGAATGGAAAGATGATGTATACGGTCAAACCCATATGTTTGCTCACATGCAAGAACCATCACCACTAAGACCTGGAACTAAATTTAAAGCAGGAACTGTATTAGGAAAGGTTGGTAATACTGATGGCGGAACTGGTATATCTGAAGGACCTCACCTACACTGGGAGATTGGTAAACAAGGTTCTGAGGTAGATCCAGGTGAATGGCTTCAAAAACATCCTATTAATGTTGCTCCTTCATCATCACCACCCAAAAATCAGAAGGTTAGTTACCAAACAGAATATGAAAGGTCAGGAGTACAAGTTGCAATGGTTCAGGTTCCAGTTCCTATACCAGTAGAAACACCTATTTCTGTTGGTGGTGGAGGAGGTTCTTCTTCTGGTAGTAGTGTAAATACATATAGTGATTTATTCTTAGCGTCACGTTATTCAGAGGCATAATGGCGAGTCCCCCATATAAAGAGTCTATCAGACCTGGAGATATAAAATTATTTAAGATTAAAGGTTCTAATGGAGAATCTGCAGACATTAGTGGTGCAATTGCAGAATTTTATTATTATGAGAGTATATTATCTAACACAGTAACTGCAACTGTTGCATTCATTGATACTGGTTTTGAAAAAGAAGGAACTGGTAATGGAAGAACAAAGACCAGTGGTATTATCAATGAACTTCAGTTAGTTGGTGGTGAGGAAGTATATTTTGAAGTTGTTGATAATGGTAACACAGGATCAGAGGAAGATGGAACTATTACCTCTGAGATTGGTTCATCAACATCAATGACATTGAAAACTATTAGAAATGTTGGTAACCCATCAACCAAACAGATGTTTATTCTGGACTTGGTCACTCAAGATTACTGGATTAATGAAGAGACCAGAGTTACCAAGAGATATGATGGTAATCCTGGTAATCATGTTCAGAATATAATGACAGAAATCATGGGTGTCCCTGGTGGTTTCCTTGACATTGAACAGAGTGGATTTGACTACAACTTCATTGGTAATACAAAGAAACCATTACACACTTGTACTTGGTTGGCATCCAAATCAAATTCATCAAGTTCACCACAGGGAAATGGCAAATCATCTGAAGGTGCTAGTGCAGGTTTCTTCTTTTTTCAAACAAGAGACAAGTATAACTTTAAATCAATTGACACATTATCCAGAGGACAGGTAAAGTCTGGTCGTGACTTCATCTATAACAATACTGGTAAAGAAGTTCAAGGTGGATTGGGTGGAAAAACTACTAACATTCTAAATTACGTTGCCTCACAACAGACAGATATTGCAAAAGATTTGTCTTTAGGTGTATATAATAATAAAACTATATTCTTCAACCCATATTCATTGAGTTATAGGGTGAGAAACTTTTCTTTTGATAAGGATAAGAAGAGTGTGAAGTTATTGAATGGAGAGACAAATTCTGCAGATGAAAGGATTAGACAGAAGCCGTCAAGGTTGTTATTCAGAATTGATGATATAGGAACTCTACCACAAAGTAATCAAAATCTTGTATCTGACAAGGAGAATCCTGATCCGACTTACCAAGCAGATAAGTTGATGGTTCAGGCACTGATGAGATATAATGAATTATTCAGAACAAAAATAAATATTCTTATACCTGGTAATTTTGGTATCAGGGCAGGTGATGTTGTACATTGTACTTTTGCAGATCTGAACTCTGAACAGAATCAAAATGAAAATCTTTCTGGAAAATATATTGTTGCCAGTGTTTGTCATAAACTCAACTCAGAACAAACATTATCAAGTATTGACATTGTCAGAGATAGTTTAGGAGATTCTGAATAATGGATCAGGGACAAATAAAAAATGAATTTCTGGGAAGAGATGGATTCTATTGGTGGATAGGTCAAATTCCTGATGAAGGAGTGTGGAAAGATAACAGAACAGGTCGTCCTACAGAAAGTAATGAGGACATCAAAGGATTTGGTGAGAGATATAAAGTAAGAATTATGGGTTCTCACCTTGATGCGTGGGAATCTACTAGTACACCTCAAGAACCTGACATCTCAGATGAGAAGCTTCCTTGGGCAACTTTAACGTATCCTGTGACTGCAGGTGGTGGTCCAGGTGCATCTTATCAATCTGCAAACCTAACACAAGGAATGTTTGTGTATGGTTTCTATGCGGATGGGGAGAATGGTCAGAACCCTGTCATTTTTGGTGTTCTGGGTTATTCTGAATTTAATAAAGTTGCCACAACACCAGGAGTTTTTCAACCTTTTAGTGGATTTACTGAAAGTGGTGATGATCTAGGTAAGATTCCTGCATTCTCAGTGAAACCCGCACCTGGTGGAATATATGCAGATGATTATGAAAAGACTTTTGATAATGTTGCACAATATTGGACAGAAGCAGCAACAGGAAATACAAGTCAACTTGATCTCGCCACTGAAGATGAAACTGAAGATGGTAAGAAAAAGAAACCAGTTGCAGTCCCCCAAGATTGTAAGTCAGGAATATCTGGAATTCAACTTCAGTTACAGAACATTATACAAGAAGTTGAAAAGGCAAAGAAGACTACATCTGATTATAGGTATGCAATAAGTAGTAATCTTGCTGATGTTCAGACATTTATTGATGAAAGAATTCAAGAAGCAGCAAAACTTATTGCTGGTGGTATCAAGTGGATTCTCACTCTCATTGAAAAAGAAGTTATCAAGAGAATCAATGATGTTGCTAAAAAGACTTATAACCTCTTGATGCCAAATGAACAACCTGCAATGAAGGAGGGAATGGAGAAGGTAAGTGACCTTATTGCATGTCTGTTCAAGAAGATTATTGGTTCTCTTATTGGAATAATTGCTGCTTTCTTGAAAGATCTGGTTAACAAGGCAATCAATGTTCCTGAATGTTTGGTAGATAATTTTATTGGTGGTTTGTTTGGTCAGTTGGCTGATCTTCTTAATGGTGCAATGAACCAGGCAATGAATATAATCAATTCTGTCTTAGATGGAATTGAGGGATTTGTTGGAGATGCACTCAGTATTGCTGGTGATGCGTTATCAATTATTTCTGATGTTCTTTCATTCTTGAATTGTGAGGAAAAACCAGAGTGTCCTACTGTTGATGAGTGGAGTATCTGGGATGGTGCTAATGATGGTATTGTTGGAGATATTAACTCATTGATTGATAAGATTACATCATTCGCAGATTCTGCTGGAAATATTGCTAATTCTTTTGATATTGATAACTTTGATTTCAGTATGGACTTTGATAAGTTATTTGATGAATCTAGTTGTTCCAGTGGTCCAAGATTATGTGGACCACCAACTGCAAAGACGAATGGTCCAGGTATAGGTGCATTGATCAACTTAGTTGTTGCACAAAATGGTGAGATTATCGCAGGTGATGTTGTTTCATCTGGATATGGATATGATCCTAAGACATCTTATGTAAGAGTTGTTGATGATTGTGGTACTGGAACTGGTGGAGTTATTGTACCTGTATTTGGTGGAACTGACCCTGATGGGAATCCCATTGGTCCCGATGGAAATATTTTACCACCAGGATCATTTACACCTGATATTAGAGATCCCAATGGTAACCCTTCTGTTGGTATAGTTGATATCATCATTGCAGATCCTGGTACAGGTTATCTTCCAACTCCTAATGGAAGTCAGGGTGGTGATGGTAGACCTTGGTCAGAACCTAATGATACTATTATCATTGGACCTGGTGGTGATTATCGTCCACCAATTCCACCTGGCATAGATGTTTCTGTAGATCCAGGTGATATTGTAACTACACCACCTGGATCAATTACTGAGACTGTTGATGGTGTTGTCATTGGTGGTGGCTCACCAGTAACCATAGAAACTACTACATCATTCACTACTCCTCCAGGTAGGTCAAAACTTCTTGATGGCACATATCCTTCTTTGGATGTAGGAAAATATCCTGTTATTCTTTATCTCTGTGACTTGATCATCAGAGATAGTGGTATTAACTATCAAGATGGAGATGAAATTGTAATTGAACCAAACAATGGTGCAGTTGCAGTTCCTAAGTTTGATGAACTTGGACAACTTAAAGATATCAAGATTACTTCCCAAGGTGAAGGATTCTCTGAAAGACCCACTATTTCCATTAGATCTGAAACAGGTTTCAATGCAGTTATTATTCCTAAGTTCTGTATAGATAGAATAGGTGAAAATGATCTTGATAAACTGACACCTAAATCACAGGATAAGGTCATTTCTGTTGTAGATTGTGTAGGTAAGTTCTAATGGCAGAAAGGAAGAATTATCATACCATTAGGTATGGGAACAGGAGTGGTGAAATACAATTTGGTCATATTCACTCAGATAACGTTTTATCTGCTGCAATGCTTAGAAGTGGTTATGATCCACTTCACTATATCACTTTAGATTCTACTGGTGAAGACCATAGAAAGAATGGAACAATTGCAAGATCAACTGGAAGTTTTCAAGTTCAAGCAGGTGACAATGTTCAGAAAGGTAAACCAGGAATCTATTTGGATGCAGTAAGTGGTGACATTGTCATCAAGGCATCAAGTGGTAATGTAAGAATTGAAGGTATCAATGTAACTGTAAAGGCAACAGGTGCAGATAACCAGAATGGTAACATTCAATTAGATGCTAATGAAAAAATTATTGCCAAAGCACAGACTATTGATATTAACTCAAAGGTTTCTACAAAGATCTTCTCTGAAAAATCTGTAGAGTGTATTGGTAAGGCTGTGTTAAATATATACGGTGGAATGATTGACTGTGCCGATGGTGCCACAGAGGTCATTGGTTCTAAAGGAGTACCATCAACTAATGAAATTAAAAACCGTTCACTAATCTAATGAAAGTATCTGATTTATTTGTAGGAAAAAGATTTTTCCTTGGTTTGGGAAATCCAGAAATTCTTGGTCGTGGACCTTTAGAAGTTCGTGGCTCTGGATATATGGAAGGTCCGACCATTACTGGTCAACCTAATGGTCAGTTTGACCCTGTAACTGCTGCAGCAGATGGTGCTCCTGTAGGACCAACTAATGGTCTTGGTAATGTGATGATCGGGCAAAACATGAATCCCGAAATGAAACCCATTCCATTCTATGCATTATTTGTGAAGACATTTGCAAGAATCAAAGGTTTCTTAAAAGTTGACACTAATATCACTGCAAGAACTATTAAGTCGAAAATCATTTATACTGAAGTTCTCCTTGCAAGATCTAAGAACTTCAGTATTCCACACCCAGACTATCCCAATAAACAACTTGTTTATGCATGTTTAGAGGGTCCAGAACATTCTGTTTATGTAAGAGGACAACTAAAGAATAAAGATACTATCATTCTTCCTGAGGTTTGGAGAAATCTTATAGATGAGAGATCTATCACAGTTTCTCTTACACCAATTGGAACTCATCAAGAATTGATTGTAAAAAGAATTCAAGATAACAAAATTATAGTAGGTACAAAACCAGGATTACCTATTAATTGTTATTATCATGTGTTTGCAGAAAGAAAAGATATTCCCAAATTAATTACGGAGGTTGGTTGATGCCAGGACCATTTCAACTTAGAAATTACGCTACATTTACTGGACCACTTCAAAAAGATGAAACTGCATATAGTTATGAACTTTCTCAGGTAGAAGGAGTTTGGCCTGCAGATATTCCAATTGATTCTTCTTATCCTTTCAGTGATATTGGGATGCTCTTTTTCAGAGATCTCACAGACTATGCATACTTCCATTGTTTTGCTGCCTCTCCACAGATCATTACTTTAGAGAAGGGTTATGGACAACCACTTCCAAGTATGATCCATAGGGTTTTGAATACCATTGTCAATGGCAATATTATTGTAAATGGAGCCATTGTTGCAAATAAACTTTGTACCGTTAATGGTGTCTTAGTTCTTAATGGTGTAGTTACAATGAATGCCACGGCCAATTTGGCAGGTATTGGCGACATGGCAACATACATGACTACCACCAGATCTATTGCAAATTCTAAGAAGTCTTTTGATATTCCACACCCAACTAAGGAAGACCATAGACTCAGGTATGTTTGTGTTGAAGGACCAACCGCTGATGTTTATGTCAGAGGTAAGTTGAAAGATGACAATGTAATTACTTTACCAGATTATTGGAAAAAATTGGTTGATCCTGATAGTATTGATGTTGTTTTAACACCTAGAGGATCTTTTCAGGAACTCTTTGTAGAGGATATTCAATGGGGAACTAAGGTTATTGTCAAGAATAATGCAGGTGGTCCTATTAACTGTAGTTACGTTGTTTATGGTGAGAGAAAGGATGTATCTCCTAACATTCCTGAGTATAAAGGATTGACAGAAGCAGACTATCCAGGGGATAATAGTGAATATATTGTAAATTCTGATTGATGAACAAAGTACATGAGATCTTTCCCTTAGTAATCTATCAGGATAGTATCGAATGTCACAAAGAATTTAAGATTGATAACTTAGACTCACTTCGTGAGTATTGGTTCAATGGATATGAGAATGAAAGTCCAGAATATTCTGGAAAGATCTTTCTTCACCTTGATCCAAAATATAATTTCTTTTTCGATGATCTAAAAAAATCTATTGATAATTATTTTCTACACTTGAGTGTTGATTATTCAAAACTCAATTACCATATAACAAAATCATGGGTTGGTTATCATAAAGATGATGAAACACCATCTATTCCAGCACACTTTCATAATGAGTCCAATATTAGTTTTGTATATTATTTAAAAACTGATTCAACATCAGATAAGTTTTGTCTTCAACAATATAAGAATAGAAATGAGTGTGTTGGTGGATTATTTGAAGTAGCAGATTCTAATAATACATTGTTATCATTCAACAAGTATAATTGTAACTTTTATACAATCACTCCTCATGAAGGAACAGTTGTTATTTTTCCAAGTGATGTTGTTCATTTTACCAAGAAGAATAACATGAGAAATGATGAAAGAATTGTAATTGCTGGTGATATTAGAGTTACCTTAAAACAAGAATGTTATAATCATCATCAAGGTTCTACACATCCAAACCAATGGAAACAAATCTAAATAACACTACAATAGTTTTGTAAAATGTCTACATTATCTACGACAGGACAATTTGTTGTTACTGGTCTTACTTCTGAAAAGGCAGCTAGAGAAGAAGAAAATAACGTATTTGATTATCCTATTGGTATTGCATCAACAGCAGTAAATAAGTATCAGTTAGTATCAAAAGAACTTGACTTAGAATTACTCGCAAATGTTCAAAGTACTGTAGATCAAATTAATTCAAAGAAACAAGAAGCAATTGACCTTGGTCTTACTGCATTAGGACCATTTCAACCAGGTGTATTTCCCCCAATCTGTAGTTTTTATTCAGATTCTGGTAGTGTCAATAATAATATTTCCTCTGGTAATGAAACTGATTCCGCAGTTGAAGGTGGAACAGGAGCAGGTACTACAACCCCTGCAGTTTCGTATTCTATTGTTAGAAAAGATGCTTTAAGAATAAGAAGATACCCTTATCTTGAAAATAGACAGGCTCCAAATGATAATGCATTACAGGGGTTAAAATTTCCTATTTTAAATTCTGGAAATGTTGGTCAAGGTGAAGAAAATATCTGGTTTGAAAATTCTAAGTACACCGAAGGTGGTAGTGTCACATACTACGTGACTACTGATGAGGGTGATTATAGCACGGTTGGATTTGATGGAGAGAGTGGAGACGTATTGGGAAGATATTACCCAGTAGATCCAACAGGAACTGCAGGAACTAGTGTTATTAGTATTCCTGGAGAGTTATCGAATGGATTTATTTTTGTACCAGAGGATGGATATACTGGAATCAGTTCTTACCTGACTGGTATTCAAACGTCTAATTGGTATAGTTATAGTTCTGGTATTGGTACAGTTCCATGTGAATGGAATACTGATACTGGAGAATTAGTGGACTTAGGATTATCATTTTTCCAATTAACTGCGGGTTTAGGTGAACTGACAGTGTCTATTGGAAATATTTGTGCTGGTATTGCATCCGCACAACAAGATGCATTAGATGAAATTGACACTCTTAGAGTTGGTATTCAAACATGGTTTGTTTCTGCAAACACGACCAAACAAAGAAAACATGGAGCACAATTAGAACTTTGGTCTGCAGAAAGAGTTAAAATTAGAAATAATGAAGAAACAAATGGTTCTAATGATTTTGCGAGAGATATTTCAGAGGCCATTCCAGCAACTGAAGCAGCAGATCCAAACCTCCCAACAAACAATAATACCGCAGATAGAGAAGGAATTACAGCAGATAACACAGAAATTACCTCAGATAGTAAGTAATAAATAAACCTACGGAGATTACTAATCATGGCAAAACAAACAATTAACTTGGGTTCTGTTCCTAATGATGGAACTGGAGATCCATTGAGAACTTCTTTTGACAAGACTAACGATAATTTTAACGAAATATATGATACTTTTGGTGACGGTTCAACCTTGAGTGCCACTGTATCCAATGCATCTTATGCAACAAATGCAGGAATTGCAACTGTTGCACAAAATCTTACTGGAGCACCTAATTTAAATGTTGGTATTATAACTGCAAATGGATTTGTTAGTGCTGGAAATACAACTCCAGTACAAATCACCCATACTGGTGGAGTATTAACATTTACTGTTTCTGGTATTGGTGCCACTAGTCTGACACTTTATTGAGTGTCACACACTCCTTGACAACGTTGTCTGAATACCTTATAGTAAGAAGGTAGTCAATCAAGTCTATGGAGTACAACAGAAAAGACTTCCTCATTGAGAGTGAAGACGATGAGTATATTACTAGTTGCGTCATTGATTTAATGAAACGTACTTTTACCTTATACTCTAATGAAGGTAATACTAACTCTGCTATTTGCAATACAACTGAAGAATTTATGAATGTTCTTGAAGCAATCAGATTGGTACTCCCAGAAAAAATCATTAAGTACGTTGAACCAGTATCTCTTTATGAATGAATATTCTCACAACTTTTACCAAGAAATTTTAAAGTGTTATGAGTATGAGACCAGAAACCCGTCAGTCTATGGAAATGTTATTCGCAGCAAAGTGGAATATTCCCACCGCAGCAAAGAATGCAAATCTAACAGAAAAGGAAATGAAAATCACCTTTAATGAGTATTGTCGTTTAAATCCACCAAATTATAAATCTATTGAGTAATCCTATTGCCTGATGGGCGTGTGCCGGAATTGGTCTACGGAACTGACTTAAAATCAGTCGGACTGTAAAGTCCTTGCGGGTTCAAGTCCCGCCATGCCCACTGACTTGAATTGTATATGATCCTACATCAATCTATAAATATTTTCAAATCTGGGGTTCCCCATGAAATATAAGATTGAAACCAAGTATGTTTGGATCAATGATACCTCTAATCTGGTATTAATGTATTTCATCCAAGGTATTCCGTTTACCTTCGACGATTGTAGTGAAGAACAATATTTTGACTATGAGATTGTAGATTCTGCTAATAATTCACCAACATATACCATGGATTATTTGTATCATATGTCATCATATCTAATTTTGGAAGAATGTCATCCTATGTTATTTGAATTGGAATTAGAAAATCCTGAACTTTTACCTTTAGAATAGTATGAAAATTAATCTGTGGAGATGTAATACAATAAATCAGTGGAGATGGACTCTCACTGGTAATAGTGAAGAATCTATCTGGCAAGAGTCTGGACAGAGAGCTGACTTGAGAGATGCTATGAATGATGTTGCAACCACGGTAGAGTATTTACTTTCCAAAAAAAGTATGATAGAATAATAGTTCCTTCCGTGTGAATGAAGTCCCTGTGCTTCCATGAACCTCCCTTTTTGGGGGGTTTTTTTATGGATAAATATCTAATAATGACTAACGTGCCGGTAAGATGCCTCTATCTCGATTAGACAATTTCCTGAAGAACATCCGTGGAAATATCCTTTATGTAGATCCTAATAGTTTAGATGCTACTGATAGTATTACTAATCAGGGTAACTCTCTTGCCCAACCGTTTAGATCTATTCAGAGAGCTTTAGTAGAAGCTGCTAGATTTTCTTATCAGAGAGGTCTGGATAATGATAGATTTGAGAAGACCACCATTATGTTGGCACCTGGTGAACACTTTGTTGATAATAGACCTGGATGGATACCAGATGGAAGTAATAATTACAGATTAAGGAATGGTCAGACAAGTAGTGACCTGGCACAGTTTGATGTTTATACAAACTTCGACGTAAAGAATAGTAAAAACTCACTTTATAAACTGAATAGTATCCACGGTGGTGTTATTATCCCTAGAGGTGTTTCTATTGTTGGTCAGGATCTTCGTAAGTGTAGGATCAGACCTCTGTATGTTCCAATCCCAACAAATGATAATATTGAGAGATCGGCAATATTCAGAGTAACAGGTGGTTGTTACTTCAATAGTTTTACTATCTTTGATGGTGATCCAAACGGTAATGTTTATAGAGACTACACCAACAATGTAGTAGTTCCTAATTTCTCACACCACAAACTCACATCATTTGAATATGCTGATGGTGTTAATAATGTCAGTATCAACGATCAGTTTCTAACTTACTCTACAAATAGAACTGACCTCGATATGTATTATCAGAAGGTTGGTATTGTTTACGGTCCTTCTTCTGGTCGTGCAATTAGTCCTGATTATCCTGCCAATGGTGTTGATATTGAACCAAAGGTTGATGAATTCCGTATTGTTGGTCCAACTGGAGGATCTACAGGTATTACTAGTATTAGATCTGGTGATGGTGTAACTACATCAACAACAATCACTGTAAATGTTGATGATAGTGATGGTATTGATGGTCTGAATGTCGATACTTATTTCCAAATTAATGGTGTATCTGATACATCTTACAATGGTACATTTGTTGCAACACAAATTCTTTCACAGAATGCAGAAGGTAAGACAACATCATTCACTTATGAAACTGCAACACTTCCATCTGTGGCACTTCCTTCAGTCACTGGTGTAAATGTAGAACTTTCTACTGATACAGTATCTGGTGCTTCACCATACATCTTTAATATATCGATGAGATCTGTTTATGGTATGTGTGGTATGCATGCCGATGGATCTAAGACCTCTGGATTCAAATCCATGGTTGTTGCTCAATTTACTGGTGTATCTCTCCAGGTTGATGACAATGCATTTGTCAAGTATGACTCAACTTCTGGAACATACTTAGATTCCACTACTGTAAAGAATCTCCACTCAGATTCTGATGCTCAGTATAAGGCAGATTATGAGAACTATCATATTAAGGCATCAAATAACTCCATCATTCAGTTAGTTTCAATCTTTGCAATCGGTTTCTCTGATCATTTTGTGACTGAATCTGGTGGTGACTTCTCCGTCACTAACTCTAACTCCAACTTTGGTCAGACTTCGTTGAGATCTAGTGGTTATAGGGATGACGCATTTTCTGTAGATGATGTTGGTTATATTAGTAATTCAATTCCTCCAAAAAGAATTGATACCACAGATATTAATCTTGAATATGACTTCATCGATGTTTCTAGAACCGTTGGAGTAGGTTCCACAAGTAGACTGTATCTTTACAATCAAACTAACCAAGATCTAAAACCACGATCCACAATTCAGGGTTACAAAATTGGTGCTAAGGGTGATGATAGACTTAATGTTTTTATACAAGAAGGTGGAGTCTCTAGACCATACAGTGCCAGAATTGTTATGCCAGAGACTCAAATTGAATCTAATCAAGTCACAGGTACTAAAGTATCAAAAGTTGGTAGAAGTGTAGGAACTGGTAATAGTATCAGTGGTAACATTATTACTTTTGTTGATAATCATCAATTTCATAATGGTGAGACTATTAGAATTGCCAGTGACAACTCAAGATTCCCTGATGGATTGGAACAAAGTTCTGTTTATTACGCGATTACGACTGGATTAAATTCAAACCAAATTAAGATCGCACAGACTTTAAAGGATTCAGAATTTGGAACAGAAATTCCAATCAACAATCTTGGTGGAAATCTAATAGTTGAAAGTAGAGTTAGTGATAAGACTTCTGGTGATGTAGGTCACCCAATTCAGTATGATACTATTGTAAATCAGTGGTATATTACCGTTGGAACTGCAGCAACTGATAATACACTCTATTCCAAACTTGTAAGTCTTGGAACAACTTCACTTGGTGACTCTACCTCTAGAACATATATCACAAGAACACCAGATAATAGAACATCTAAAGATAGAATTTATCAATACAGATATGTAATTCCTGCTTCTTCAGGTATTAGTACAGCAAGAGTACCTAAAGATAGTTTTATTATTCAAGAGTCTAACACTGTAACTGGTCAGACAAATACTGAAGTATCACTCCAGTATAATCCAGGATCTGTTACCATGAGTAACAGTGGTCAACTTAGAAATCCTTCATATATCACTAATGCAAAATATAGTGGTGGAATTGCATTCTACGAAACAGAAAGAGATCATAGACTTTCAATTGGGTCTACCGTTCAGATTGAAAATGTAACCAGTACAAACTTCACTGTTGGTACAGCACAATCTGGATATAATGGTAAGTATAGAGTTATTGGTATTCAAAGTGCAAGATCATTCTCTGTAGAGGGTCTTTCTTCTGATCCTGGAACATTTACCAACAATGTTTCTGACAGAACTACAAGTCTTCCTACATTCAAACGTAAAAACTTAAATAATAATTATTTTGCATATGACATTGAGCAGATAAATGAATATATTCCTGGACAACAGGATGGTGTATATTATCTGACGGTCTTAAACTCCTCAAATACTCCACAAATTTCACCATTTAACAATAGTTCTAAGTATTCATTTAGACAACCAATCACTAATCTATATCCTCAACTTGATAGAGATAATCCCACCAATGATCCAGACTCTTCGGTCACTTATGCACTTCCTGACAGAATTGGAAGAACAATCATTTCTGATCCAAGACACAGTATAACAAAAGAAACTGTAGATAAAGTTACAAGAGACATTAATCTGGGAGTTGGGATTACTGATATTCAATCAAATTCTGATGGTACAAGTGTTGTAATTTATACTGATCGTGACCATGGATTGAATAGTCTAACAAGAGTAAGTATCAGTGCTGCAGGTGCTGGATATGGTAATGGTAGTGGTGGAGTAGAAAATCTTTATAATGCCATTCTTTCTGGTTCATTTTCAGGAACTGGTGCTCTTGCAAGAATTACAGTAGATGCCTCTGGTAGTGTCACTGATGTTGATATTATGAATGGTGGTAGTGCTTATGTTGAAAGTGAAACTCTGAATATTGTTGGAACTTCTCAGACCACAGGATATAGTCAAGCATCTGTTACTGTTGATAAGGTATATAATAATATCAATGACACAATTCAAATTATTGGAGTAACTTCTGATACTTACAATCAATATAATCAACTCTACAGAATTAGTGAGATTATTAATAAGACTTCTATTAGGGCCATTCCTGTAAATACACTCAGTGTCGGTATTAACACCACTGGAATTGGTTCCGATAAAACTATCAATTCTAATTTTGCACTTACTGGACAAACACTTGGTATTAGCACCTTTGTATATGATAATGTTAGTGGTTTAGCAACAGTTACAACAAACCAAGGTCATGGTTTTAGAGTTAATAATGTTGTTAGGATTGGTGGAGCAACTACAGACTTCTTCAATAAAGATTTTATTGTTGTTGATAATGTAGGTATTTCAACATTCACTATCAATGTTGGTATTAATACATTACCCGTAGGAACAGGCGGAACACTTCGTGCATACCATCCAGGTAGAATTTCTCAAGGTGGTCCATTATTATTGTTTAATGGTGAAAACTTTGGTGGAAGAGATATTAATCCTTATGCAGGAATTACAACCACAATTTCTGCAGAAGTTCCTAATGCAACTACTGATGAGATTAATATCAGAAACCTCACTGATTTCAACTTGCAAATTGGTGATTATCTGAGAATTGATGATGAAATTGTTAGAATTAAGACCACTGTAACTTCTAACCCTATTAAGGTCTTTAGAGGTTTGATGGGTACAAGACCAACAACTCATGAAGATAATAGTGTAATCAGAAAAATTGATATAATACCAGTTGAATTCAGAAGAAATTCAATTATTCGTGCTTCAGGTCATACGTTTGAATATCTTGGTTATGGTCCTGGTAACTACTCTACTTCATTACCATCTAAACAGAAAAAACAACTTAGTGTTGATTCACAATTACTTTCACAATCACAAACATCTAGTGGTGGAGTTGTTGTTTACACTGGTATGAATGATTCTGGTGATTTCTTCATCGGTAATAAGAAGATTTCTTCTAATACTGGTAAAGAAGTTACCTATGACACTCCGATTCAAACATATACTGGTGAAGATTTTGTTAATGGTAAAAATGCATCATTTGGTGTTGATGTTGTTGAAACACAAGAGGTCATTGCATCTAGAGCACTTAGAGTTAATGGTGGTTTTTCAAATAACATTCTATCAGAATTTGATGGACCTGTTGTTTTCAATGAAAAACTCACTTCCACCTCAGATAAAGGTATTGAGGCGAATTCAATCTTCCTTCAGGGTGATGCAGTAGTTTCTAGAAACTTTACTGTTGGTATTTCGACCCCAATACAGGCAGCAAACCCTGGTGATGTTGTTTACAATGCAAATCCAACTAAAGGTGGAACACTTGGTTGGACTTACACTGTAGAAAATGGTTGGTATGAATTTGGTAGTGTCACTTCTGATGGTGGTGAGTTTATCTTTGAGAAGGTTGGTATTGGAAATACAACTGTTGGTGATTGTACTTTTAAGGTTGGTTCAGGTTCTTCGACATTTTGTGTTGACGAAACTGGAGTTGGTATCGGAACCACTTCTAGTGGTAGAAAACTCACAGTTGCTGGTCAAATTTCAGCAACATCATATGTTGGAGATGGTTCATTACTTTCTAACCTCTCTACTGATAGTCTTTGGTCCAATATTGGTTCTGCAGGAACTGCACTTTATCCTCTTAATAATCTGACTGTTGGTATTGGTACTACAGTTGTTGATGGTGAATATACGTTGGTTCTTGGTACTCCTGGAACAGGAACTACGGATTTGTATGTTGAAAATCAATCAAGATTTATCAGTACAGCAACATTTGATGGTGATGTTAATTTTGATGGTCAAGTTAATATCAAAAATTTGGTATCAAATGGTGGTAATGTTTATGCTGGATTCATCACAGCAACAGATGCACTGAGAGTTGGTTCAAGTTCAACAACTCTTTCTGCAATAGCAAGTCAGGGTGTTGGTATTGGAACTTCAACACCAAGAGAAAACCTTGATGTTGAAGGTAGAGCAAGATTCAAATCATACTATGAAACTACTCAAACTGTAACTTCTTCTTCAAATATTGTTCAAATTGATTTGGCACAGGGTAACTCCTTCACACATACCACAACAGAGGCAGTTAATTCTTTCAGAATTATTAATCCTCCAACAGGTGGAACCTTCGCCTTTACTCTAAAAGTTACACAGGGTGCCACTGCTTATGGTGTTGGTATTAATACCTTTATCAATAGTATTGGTAATGCAGTTCCTGTTTATTGGCCTGGTGGTTTGATTCCTGAAATCACACCATCTGCATCTGCAACTGATATCTATTCATATATGAGTTTTGATGGAGGAACTTCACTCTTTGGTGGTGTTATTGGACAGAACTTTATTGCTGGTATTGGTGGTACAGTACCATTTAATGGTTGGACATATGATTCTGTCACTAAGACTGTTACTGTTTATGATAACCTCACTACTATTGGTGATCTTCAGTCTGGAACCTAAATATCAATACAGGAGAGTAAAAACTAATGATACCATTTGGGTTTAGAGGGTTTAGGACACCACCTACAGATTTATATCTGAATGGTCCTGAGCTGAGTATATTAACTCAACCAGGAAGTCAAGTTATAACTGTAGGTTCTGCTTGTACTTTCACCACTTCTGTGAGACCGTATTTTAGAAATAATACTGGTGCGCCAGATGGATATGTTAAGTATCAATGGTATGATCAAAGTGGACCATTAATTGATGGAACAAAAATATCTGGCTCCAAAACAAATTCTCTTACAATTAACAATATTCAATCACCACAAGATGATGGTAGAGCTTTTTATGTAGAGTCAACTTATATTCCTGGTGGATATGGCTCTAAGAAAGAAGACTATTATTTTCCGTTCGAAACATCAGGTACTGCAATTAATAGTCCTTTAAATTCTAATGCGGTTATACTGACAGTAGTACCTACAATCACTATTACTCAACAACCAGTATCACAAACTGTTGGTAAAGATGAGACGGTTACATTTACTGCCGTTGCATCTACTTCAGACCCATCAAAACCACTTCAATATTATTGGACTATTGATGGTGTTGTTCAATCAAATTCAAATTCAACTTCTATAGAACTTACAAAAAGTTCTATTGGAACTGAGAAGGTACAGTTTCATGCGTTTACAACAGTTGATGGTGTAAATTACATAACTTCCTCTAATGAAGTTGACTTCATTGGTGTAGCATCCAGAAACATTGTTAAATTTGAAGCCTTTACTACCAATAATTTATACTCTTCTCAAGAGGTGAATCTTGATGATGGTGATTTTACTCTGTTAGATACTGTATTTGGCACTAACTATAATATTATAACTTTCTATGCAAAAGAAAAAGATATACCATTAGAACTCACTCTAAAAGCATCTAAAGGATCTAATAAAGGTTCTTTTAATGGTGGAGAAGGAGGTGTTTCTACAATATCACTAACTTTAGATCAAGATAGTGAATATACATTACTGGGCATTTCAAATAATTCTGCTGTTTTCTTATATAAAGGTTCAGAACTTTACGCAGTTGTTGGACAAGGTGGTTCTGCAGGAATATCTGGTAATGGTGGTAATGGTGGAGGTGTGGGACTAGCTGGTGCTAATGCTTCTGGTGGAAGTGGTCCAGGAACTGGTGGACCAACTGACAGTTTGTCATTGAATGGTATTTTTGGTTCTTCTCTAAGTTCTGTAACATTACAATCTGGAGATTCACTTGCAACTTCTCCAGATGGTGGTAGAACCATTTCATGCACAAAGGGTAGTTATTGGATCAACCAAGGAATATCACCCTGTTCAAATAACTCCACTTCCAATATTAAATTTGTAAATACTGATGGAACTGAAATCACTTCAAGTGATAAAATTATTAGAGGATTTAAACCAGGATATACAATTACTACAACCGCAGGTAAAGGTGTAGACACTCCAGGTGTTGACAGTGGTGATGGTGGTAATGGTGCCAGTGGTGGTGATGGAGGAACTAATGGTTCTGGTGGTGGAGGAGGAAGTGGATACACTGGTGGTTCTGTACAGGTTATATCTACTTCATCAGGTGGAAATAGTTCTACTAAATCTTCTGTAGTGTTTTCTATTTCATAAATACTAAATAAATAAAGAGGTGGACAGTGAAACCTCTAGAGGTATAAATGGCCGTTAACAAGAACTTTGTAGTCAAGAATGGCGTAGAGGTTTCAACAGACCTCATTTACGCTGAAAGTACCATTGACAAGGTTGGCATTGGTACGACCACACCAGGGGCCAAACTTGAAGTTATTGGAGATATTATTGGTGTAGGTCTCACTCTAACAGGTGGTCTTACTGGTACAGATGCCAATTATTCTGGTATTGTTACCGCAAATATTGGTCTAAAAGTTGGTTCAGGTGGAACATCAATTCATGTTGATGTTACTAACAATAGTATTGGTTTTAATTCCACATCACCAGATACTAATTTTGTCTTAGATGTTCAACCAGGTGTTGCTCAATCGGCAGCTACTCTTGGTGGATCTCTTGATGTAAAAGGAAATGCTTGGATCAATGGTAATCTGAAAGTAAATGGTGCAATTGATGGTTCTATTACAATTAATTTGAACAATCCTGTCATCACTGGTGTTGTAACTGCAACTGATGCAGAAATTTACAAACAATTTGATATTATTAACAATGGTAATATTGCCTATCAATTTCAATCAACTGGTATTGGATTTACACAAAACATAGATGATCCAACTTTATTCTTGAATAGAGGTGAAAAGTATCATTTCAATGTAAATGCTATTGGGCATCCATTCTATATTAAAACCACTAGAAGTACTGGTTCTGGTGACCAATATACAGCTGGTGTTACAAATAATGGTACTCAGGTAGGGGTTGTTACTTTCTATGTTCCATATAATGCACCATCTGAACTCTTCTATCAGTGTGGTGCTCACTCTGGAATGGGTAACACCATGTATGTGCTTAAAGATTCAACATCTGGTGTTTCCACAGAAACATTTGTAACTGAAAATCTGAATGTTACTGGTGTAGCTACAATTGGATATGTTAATTCATCAGGAATTGTTGTAACTGGTATTGTTACTTCTACTACTTTTGATGGAAACTTAACTGGTAATGTAACTGGTAATGTTACTGGAACTGCTGGTGGGCTTACTGGAACTCCAAACATTATAGTATCAAATGTAACTGCTGGTATTGTAACTGCTACATCATTCAATGGATCTTTGACAGGTAATGTAACTGGTAATTTAATTGGCAATGCAGATACTGCAACTACAGCAACTAATGTAACTATTGCAGATGAGAGTTTAGATACTTCTTGTAATGTTCTCTTTGTTACAGCAGCAACAGGTAACTTACCACCTAAAACAGGATCTAATTTAACTTTTAATTCTAGTAATGGTACATTAACTGCCACAACATTTAGTGGCAACTTAACTGGTAATGCAGATACTGCAACTAATGCAACAAACATTACTCTTGCAGATGAAAGTGTTGATACCACTTGTTTCCCTATATTTGCTACAGATGCAACAGGAAACCAAGCGCCAAAAACTGATGTAAGTACTTTAACTTACAATGCTTCAAACGGTACACTTTCAGCAACAACGTTTAGTGGAACTGCAACTAATGCAACAAACATTACTCTTGCAGATGAAAGTATTGATACCACTTGTTTCCCTATATTTGCTACAGATGCAACAGGAAACCAAGCGCCAAAAACTGACTCTAGTGCTTTAACTTACAATGCTTCTACAGGTCAATTGACTGCTGTAGATTTAAATGCAACTTCTGATATCAATTTAAAGAAAGATATTGAAGTTATTACTGATGCCACTGGTTTAATTAAACAACTAAATGGTGTTAGATTTACTTGGAAAGAAAATGATAGAAAATCTCTTGGTGTCATTGCACAAGAAGTAGAAGAGTTATTGCCTGAACTTATTTCTGAAAGAACAGACACTGGAACTAAATCCGTTAATTATAATGGTTTAGTTGGTGTTCTGATTGAAGCAGTGAAAGAACTCTCTGCAAGAGTTGATGAATTAGAAAAAAGATAAATATTATACAGTAAAAGCCTAGTGGAGACACGAACATGGCAATTAAAATATCAGGAACTACTGTTATTGATGACAGTAGAAATATTACTGATGTAGAAAATGTCGGTGATGCTAATACAGTATATTTTGGTGATGGTAGTAATCTAACAGGTGCTGGTGGTGGATCAATCACAGCAACGGCATCAGGAACTCTTGCAAATGGTGACACTGTAGTTCTTAATAGTGATGGTACTGTAAGTACCATTTCAAGTAGTTCTTCTAGTACTCCCAAAGTTTACGAGGGTAAACAAGTATTTTATAACGCAGTTAACAATACCATTGGTAATAGTAATTATTATATTCCTGATGAAAATATTATATTCACAACTTTCCTTTATGCAGATTCTCTAGGTCCATCATTATCCTACAGGTCAGTTTATTCCATAGGTAAAGTTGTAGGTGAGACCATTGAATATGGTCAATGGAATCAATTTCCTTGGGATCCTAGTGCTCCCTCAGTACAGGCAGCATATTATAGTGCTATTGCTTATGATTCCAATCAATCTTCAGTTATTTTAGCTTTTTCTAATCCAAATGATTATACATCTTCCTATGTCATAGCAGGTCCCTTAAATGATAGTAAAACTCAAGTAGAATGGGGAGACCCAGTTAATTTCCTACCTGCTGGGAGTTATTCGACTATTTATGTAAGAAGTTTAATATATGATACTAATGCACAAAAGACTCTATTGACTTTTGTATATCGTGATACGGGTACCACTAACTACCATGGTAGGGGAAGAGTAGTAACTGTGTCTGGTGGAAATACAGTTACTTTGGGTACTGCAAATGATTTTAGGAGTGCCAGTGGTGATGATGTGAGGATTTCACATGCAGTATATGACACCAATGCACAAAAGACCTTATTGATTTATGGAGACGATGTTGGTGGAGGGAATGTTTATGCTAGAACAGCAACCATAAGTGGTACTACTATTAGTTACGGTACACAACTCACTGTTAATAGTGGTTCACAGTATTTTGCAACCGGCCTCAATATTTCATCTAATACTGTATTAGCATATGATGCTACTGCTCAAAAATCAGTATTTGCTTATTATCGTGGATCTAATCCCAACTACACTAATGGACTTAGGGTATTTACAATTTCTGGAACTGATGTGACTGTGGGTTCTGAACTGGCATATGAAACAGGTAGTAACATCGCTGAAGGGAAACTTTGTTATAATCCATCTATTGGTAAATGTGTTTTATTTACTTACCAGAACACTGATAAAGAGCGTGAATCTTCCATAGTGACAATTACTGGAACAACACCTACAATAAGTACCAGAATTGTTTACGATGTATTTTACACAGGATCTCAAGTAGAACCTGTTTATGAATCTGTTAGTAATTATATTGTACAATCACTAGTAGATGAACAAGCCTTCGTTGTACGATTGTTTGATATACAACCTGAAACGACTAATTTAACATCAGATAACTTCATTGGGTTCTCTGATGGTGCATATACTAATGGACAAACTGCAACTATTCAAACTGTAGGATCTACTGATGATGCTCAGACTGGATTGACACCAGGTAAGAAATATTATGTTAAGAAGAATGGTGATTTATCATTAAATGGAAATACAACTCCATTGATATTTGCTGGTACTGCATTGTCATCTACTGAGATTATCGTTAAAGGTTAATCTCATTAAATTAGATAAACCACTTTCTAAACTGTCACAGAACCCCTCTGGAAACCCTCCAGGGGGGTTATTATATTTGGAGATACACAAACACCTATGAAACTGACAGGACTGGAGAAACTTATTTTTGTGTCTTCTTTCTTTATTCTTATGCACTGGGGTGTTCGTATTTCTGAGAGGATTTTTTATGCATTCTATTGAAGTAGTAGGAAATCCTTTGTATCCACCTGTAGAACCCCCTGAAGAGGTTATTTACTGGTTTATGGGTGAATACTTAGAAAACCATTCGATCGACCTCACAGTGGTTCATATGGACCTATCTGATGAAGGTGTCTGTGGGTGGATGATGAGAGAAGATGAACATGAATTCATTATTCAAATTGAAGAATCTCTTGAAGGTAATGAATACATCAAAACAATTCTCCATGAGTTGTATCATCTAATGCAACATCTTCTTGATGTTCCTAGGTGTGAGATCTGTGCATATCTGAGTGAGAAGATAAACCTTGACAAATTCTCAAACCATGAGTAGGATAGGTTTGTCCAGGATGAAAAGGATTTAACTTAAAGTTTTTATGAAGACCAAATTCGTTACAGTTCAACCTAAATCTAAGAAAGCAAGGAATCGTTTTTCTAATATGATGAATAACCTCCATTCTTGTAGGGTTCAGCAAGAAGACGATACTAAAATGTTTCTTGAGTCAATTAGTGGTCGTTATTTCTTCTGGATGGATAAAACAGAAGATCCAAATTGGACTTTGATTAAATAATACAACTATCATTTCTGTATGAATTCCGAAAAATACGAAAAGAGAAAAGATGCTCTTGGTCTTTTTGTTGAATCAGTTATTAAACCAGATCCACAACTTCGACAATGTTCTCACAACCAAGAATGTTTCCATGAATTGATGGAATGGCGGCAAGAAGTATTGGATTATCTACAGAATCGGAGGAGAGAAGAATTTTGGGAGGGATAGACCTCTTGACAAGACACTCCTATCCTTTACCTTCTCAATGTTAAATAGTAACAACAGGAAAAGTGTGTATGTTGTCAACACAATACCGACTTCGGTTAGAGTTTATTTGTAAATGTATTGCAAATGGAGAAGAAGTAAAACTTGAAGAGATGATATGGGCAGAAAAATTATCAAAAGCCAATACAACTGCCCGTGAAATGCTCAAGAAAGCAAGACGACAATCTTCAGGTATTGAAGACGGAAGTATGGATGATTTTTTGAATAGAATGGGATTAGGAGATCCTGATCCATCTAATCATAAAACTGGATTTGATTCTGCAGATGATGTTGCTGATTGGTTTAAGAGAGATAATTCGGAGGACTGGAGAACACGTGATTAGTTAAGAGGCATCAAGTGTAGTCAGGGGTGATAAAACTTGTGTAAGTCCTCATATAAATAAAAGTAATCATACCCCTGATTACAATGAACGAATACTACACTTACGCATATTTGCGAGAAGACGGAACTCCTTACTATATTGGTAAAGGTAAAGAAAACCGAGCATATTCTAATAAAAGAAAGATAAAACCACCAAAAGATAAAAATAGAATACTAATTTTAAAACAAAATCTTACAGAAAAAGAATCGTTTAATCACGAAATTTATATGATTTTTATTTTTGGTAAAAAAACAAATGGGGGTATTCTTTATAATATTACTGATGGTGGTGAAGGAGTTTCTGGAATGAAACATACAGATGATAGTAAAGAAAAAATAGGTAAAGCATTTAGAGGTAAAAAACTAACACCTGAACATATAGAAAAATTGAGAAAATCAAAGTTAGGTAATACTTGGAATAGAGGAAGAGTAGTTCCTCAATCTCAGAGGGAAAAGATTAGACAAACTATGTTAGGTGTAAAACACACACCAGAACGCAGAAAAAACCAAAGTTTAGCAAAGTTGGGAGTAAAACATTCTCCTGAAAGAAATTCTAAAAAATCCTTGACAAACACTGGAAAAAAGTGGTATAATAATGGCAAGGTAAATAAGTTTTGTAATGAGTGCCCTGATGGATTTGTTGTTGGTATGATTAAAAGGAGACAAAGAGATTAATGACAAAACGACAATGGGAAGAAGTTGAAGCAATTGTCCGTAAAGAACAAGAAAAAGCATTACAACACTTTAACTCTAAACGTTACAATGAACTTTCTGACATTCTAGATAATCTTTACGACTTGGCACATAGTTAAATGACAAAGAAAACAATTCCTTGGTGGAGGTTACATAGAATCGCAGAAGAATTACAAGGTAATCTTAAGAGTGTAAAAGTAGTTGAAAGTAACGGTAAATCGTACTCAAAAATTGTGATAGAATACCAGGAGGAAGAAGATGACTGACACTGCAGTAATTTATTCTAACGGAAGTCAAGAGTGTGAGAGAATGGCGTCTCTCTTGAAGAATCTTGGTGGTGAATTTTTAGAGTATCATCTTGGCAAACATTTCTCAAAGAAATCTTTTTATGATGAGTTTGGTGAAGATGCAACATTTCCACAGATTGCTCTTGGTAACCAACATATTGGATCAATGAAAGAAACCCTTCAATTTATGTCAGACAGAGGAATGTTTGTATGATTAACACGGAAACAAAAAAACAAATTCCAAAACTCAGTGATTCTTTCGGTAGTACAGTCGAAAAGAATATTCCTGATAATGTAGAGTGGATTGATGATGTATTTTACATCAAAGAAACCCGATTTGGATTGTTTACAAGTATTCTCAAAGACCCATTGGGTCAACATTTTATCACTGGTGCAACTAAAGAGGGTGTGATTAAAACAACCCGATGGCATCTTAAGAGTTTACAAGAAGGAACATTGCAAGATCATACCCGTGTGGTAAATAGCGGCGTCGTAGGTGGTAAATTATGACTAAAAAATCAAAGGAAAATTCAAAAGGTGATACTTTTGAATGGGAAGAAACTGAAGAAATGCGTAAAGCAGTAGAAGAACTACACAGGACTATCAGTAAATTGGAAGCAGAAACATCTGATTATGGTGTCGGAAAGTGACAGCACTTTTCATTTTGATGTTCATCACATTGTTGACAGTGACAATGGAGATGACATGGGGAGTAAAGAATCCCAAATTTTAGAACCATCTGTTCTATATTTGATGAAGGATTTGACTGAGAGACTACTTCATGGTATAGTGTAGATGATTTACAAGACATAACTAATCTTCATGATTAGGTATCAACTTATACACATTAGATTCCACATAGAAGGAGAATAAATGAAAATTCTTACACTTGAAGATTATCAAAAAGCAGGAGAAACATTCTGGCCTAAGTATTGGTACATTGCTAAAGAACTTGGAGAAGATTCCAAACCAGAAGATATTCTAAAGGTTATGGAAGCAATTGGTGGTGTTGCACTAAAATTAAAACTGGAAGATGCAATTGCACCCTTCGGATTCAATAAAAAGAAAGAGACCACTGATGATGAAACCATCTGACATAAAATTGGATAAAGTTTCCAAAAACTTTGAATATGAAAAACTTTCTAGAGATATTGACACAATCAATGATGTCAATACTCTTAAAGAGATGTTGAAGTGTTATGTGAAACTTTATTTCAAACAACAAGAAATTGTAACTTCACTTGGTTTGACAAGTGTCGTACCAAGAAAAGAAGGAGAGATTAATGTTGGTGATACTGTCAAGTTTATTGGCGGATCAAAAGAACAAAGAAATTGGGGTGGAACTGATCCAGCATATCATTTGATTGTTGATCATAAATATACAGTCACAAATGTGGAAGTTCGTTCTCAACACACTAGAATTGAAGTCAAAGGTATTCAAGGTATCTTTAATTCTGTTCTATTTCAGGTAGTAAATGATCAGTACTAACATCACAGAAGCATCAGAAAAAGATTGGGATGATTTTTGGAACTCTGTAGTCGAGGATTTGTCACTCGAAGGAGTTTGGAATGAAATGGATAAAATAGAACCACTGACACCTAAAGGAGAAAAATAATGTCATTGTCAGAAAGTGTAAATGAAAGTTTGAAAGAAGCAACAGAAAATCTACGGAATGCTCTTGCATTTGCTGCTCGTCATGAAAAACCTTTTGTATGTAAAGAAATTGCAGACATGATTAATCAAATTGAAAACATTAAACAATCTGACAAGATTCTTGACATGTTAGAAAACCGTAAAAAAGGTGATAATGGTATGTTTGGTTCATTTTTTGACTAATGTAAATAAATATTACTATATTCTAAAAATATAATAAAGAATCGTTGTTTTTCTCTTTTCTTGAACTAAAATATTAGTGTTTCCACACATACTTCAATGACCCTTATCAACAACAATCAAAAACTTACCTCAAAAGAGATTAAAAGTATTGAAATTGCTGTAGGTGATTCAGGTATTCGTGCAATTCATCCTGAAAAAATGGAAGCATTTGCTGCAGAATTGGTGGAGAAACTGAAAAATTCCGAACAAGAAAATAAATAAGTTTATC